ACGATTGCGGCAGCTCTGATGCGCTTTGCATCAACTACGATGAGTCTACTTTCTGCCATAGCTGCAGGAAATACACGCACCCGCCACTAGAAGGCTCAGGAATAGCCGTCAGAGTCCCAGAGAAGCCGCTGACAGGCTCTGAAGGCTTTGACGCTACCTTAGCCCTACTTGCAACAGAAACGTTCTCTAGCGTCCCTGAGCGCGGCCTGAGCGCTGCTACTATGAAGAGCTATGGCGTGGTCGTTAAGTCTGGGCAGGTAGTGTATCCCTACTATGAGCCTACGGAGCCGACTTCACCAGTGGCGGCTAAGGTAAGGTATCCTGACAAGCGTTTCCAGACTAGCGGAGACTGGAGCAAGGGCGGTCTGTTTGGGCAGCAGTTGTTTCCTAAAAGCGGCAAGTATGTAACGCTTACAGAGGGCGAGTATGACGCTTTAGCGGCTTATCAGATGATGGGCAGCAAATACCCTGTCGTTAGTATCAAGAACGGAGCAAGTAGTGCGTTAAAGGACTGCAAAGCCTCTTACGAGTGGCTAGACAGCTTCGAGACGATTGTTATCTGCTTCGATGCTGACGAGCAAGGCTTGAAGGCTGCTGATGAAGTGGGGCAGCTCTTTGGCGGTAAGGCTAAGATAGTCAAGCACGTCAACGGCTACAAAGACGCTTGCGACTATCTGAGCAACAATGACGTGGCAACGTTTAACAATGTTTTCTGGCGTGCTGAGAAGTATGTGCCTGATGGTATTGTTAACGCTGCATCGCTGTGGGACGAAGTCAACACACCAATGGAGACTGCAGAGGTTACTTACCCCTTTAAAGGCATTAACGAGCTTACGTACGGCATACGCCCTGCAGAGCTTGTTACTGTCACAGCAGGTAGTGGACTAGGCAAGTCGCAGTTCTTGCGTGAGTTGGTCTGGTCTACGCTGCAGCAGTCTGTTTACAACATTGGCTTGCTGTTCTTGGAAGAAAGCATACGCAAGACAGCATTGTCGATTATGTCGCTAGCGGCTAACAAGCAGCTACACTTGCCTACAACTGTCAGCACTGAAGACGAACGCAGACAAGCCTTTGACGCGACACTAGCCAACGAGCGCCTGTATCTGCTTGACCACTTCGGCAGCACAGACGTGGACAACATTGTCGGTCGTGTGCGTTACATGGCTAAGGCACTAGACTGCCGCTATGTCTTTCTTGACCATGTCTCTATCGTTGTCTCGGCTCAGTCTAATCTAGACGAGCGTAAGGCTTTAGACGAGATAATGACAAAGCTGCGGATGCTTGTGCAGGAGACAGGCATAGCGTTGTTTGTTGTTAGTCACCTACGCAGACCTGACAACAAAGGACACGAGGAAGGCGCTGCAACGTCTCTGTCACAGCTGCGCGGCAGTGCATCAATAGCACAGCTTAGCGACATTGTTTTAGGTCTGGAGCGTGACGGACAGGCTGACGACATTGTCATCAGAAACACAACGGCTGTGCGTGTGCTAAAGAATCGCTTTAGTGGCGAGACTGGGCGCTGTGCAGACCTTTACTTTGACAGCACCACAGGCAGAATGGTGGAAAGCACTTTGGAGGAAGCCTTATGAACTATGAAGACACGTTTTTAGTAGAGTGCGAAAACGACCACGTCTACGCAATGGTGATTGGCGAAGACGCTAAAGAATACCCCTGCCCTTTCTGTGGCGCTGCTGTGGAGGAATACCCATGCGATGCTTAGCGTGTGACGCAATACTGACAGACTACGAATCTACACTTAAGGACGCAGCGACTGGTGACTACGTCAACGAGTGTGTAGAGTGTATACAAGGCTCTAGCGGCAACTTAGCGCTGCAGGAAAGACTAGACCTAAAGACTGTGCATGACTTAGGCTTAGATGTTTTAAACTTTGACACGGATTAGTAATGCTAACAATCGACATTGAGACAGACATGAAACACACAGTGATATGGTGCGCCTGTGCCGAAGATGTCGAGACAGGCGAAGTCACTGTACACACTGAAGCGAAGACGCTGCAGGCTCTTGTGGACAAGCACGACGGCATAGTCACGTACAACGGACTAGGCTTTGACGTGCCAGTGATGGAGAGGCTGTGGGGTATGGACTTCACAGGCAAGAAGCACAGCGATGCTATGGTGCTTTCTCGCCTCTACAATCCTTCTCAGGCAGGAGGACATAGTCTACGTAGTTGGGGTGAGAGGCTGAAGTATCCCAAGGACGACTTCACAGACTACGACGGCGGCTTGTGTGAAGAAATGATTACCTACTGTAAGCGAGACGTAGAGCTGACTACGAAGGTTTATAAGAAGCTAGTTGCGCTGCTTAACAAAGAACATTTCACACAAGACGTTATTGACTTAGAGCATCGCGTTACAGCAGAGCTAGAGCTGCAACGTCAGAACGGCTTTAAGATAGACCTGCCCAAGGCTAACGAGCTTTACAGCAGACTAACCCATCGTATGCGTGAGATTGAGGTGCAAATGCAGACGGAGTTTCCTCCTATCGTTACAGAGCGGCATAGCGAGAAGACAGGAAAGCGTCTCAAAGACAACGTAGAAGTCTTTAACGTAGGCAGTAGGCAGCAGATAGCTAAGCGCCTGCAGAGCATTGGCATACGCTTTACAGACAAGACCGAAGGTGGTAGCTACAAGATAGACGAGAACGTGCTAGAGGCTATAGACAATCCGACGGCGCAGCTTGTTGCTGAATACTTACTGGTACAGAAAAGGGCTAGTCAGGTTAGTTCGTGGCTAGAGGCTGTAGAAGATGACGGCAGAGTGCATGGACGTGTCTTTAGCAGCGGCGCAGCAACAGGCAGGATGACGCATATATCACCTAACATGGCACAAGTGCCTGCAACACGAAAGGTGATGGACAGCATGACACCTGTGCAGAAACTAAAGGCTGAGCTAGGCGGTCAGTGTAGATCGTGTTGGACAGTAGACGAAGGCAACAAGCTAGTCGGTATAGACGCTTCAGGCTTAGAGCTTCGTATGCTAGCGCATTACATGAAGGACGATGATTATGTGCAGACAATCTTGGAAGGTGACATACACAGCGCTAACCAAGCTGCAGCAGGACTCGACACGCGCGACCAAGCAAAGACGTTTATCTATGCGTTCTTGTACGGCGCGGGTGATGAGAAGATAGGCAGCATTGCAGGCAAGGGTGCTGCCCACGGTAAGAAGCTAAAGAAAGACTTTCTCGACAACATACCTTCTCTAAAGGTGTTGAAGAACAAGGTTGAGACTTTAGCTGAGAAGAACGGCAGTCTACCTAGCTTAGACGGTCGTCGAATACGCATACGCAAGGCATACAGTGCGTTAAACTTCCTGTTACAGGGCGGTGGCGCTGCATTGATGAAGCAGGCGTTATTGAACGGTGTTGACAGTCTTAGAGAAGTAGGAATACCATTTAAGATTGTTGCTAACGTGCATGACGAGCTTCAAGTAGAGACACCAGAGGCTTACGCCAAGGCTGTAGGACTACACTTTCGTAATGCGATACGCAAGGCGGGTGACGACTTTGGACTACGCTGTCCTATGGACGGTGAATTCCAGATTGGCAACAATTGGTCAGAAACCCATTGATTTTTTAAACCATTCATGCTAGACTATATAGACTTTATAAGGAGTGACACTATGTCAAACACAAACGCTAAACCATTACCAATCAAAGCAACTCTCTACTGGGCTAATCTTAGCACTAAGAATGCTATGTCGAATAAGTATCAGTTCGATATGGGCAATCTCTCTAGCGGCGCTGTTGCTGCCTTAGAAGAGCGAGGAATGAAGCCACGTAACAAAGGTGACGAGAAGGGCGACTTTATTACAGTGAAGTCTAACAACCCTATTCGTGCCTACAACACCAGTGGTGACGAGATTGGCTGCTTAGTCGGCAACGGCTCAGAAGCTACAGCAGTAATTGGTCACTACGACTGGAAATCTCCTGCAGGTCAGCAGGGACGTTCGCCAAGCTGTCTCAAGCTAGTCATTACAGACTTGAATGAGTACGTAGAAGAAGGCGGCGGCGTCGACTTTGATCTAGAAGCGGCTCTATAATGCTTCTGATTGATGGCGACATATACTGCTATCGAGTGGCTTGCGCGTGCGAGACTGACGCGCAAGAACACTTTAGCACTGCACTATCACAGGCTAGACGCGCCTTAGACTCGCTAATCGCTGACACTTTAGTTGTCTATCCAGACCACAACTACGTTTTCTACCTGACTGGTAAAGGCAACTTCCGTAACGAAGTAGCTGTGACAGCGCCTTACAAAGGCAACAGGAAGAAAAAAGACAGACCACTATTGCTTTCTGTCTTGCGTGACCACGCTGTAGACGTGTGGGACGCTGTTGTTGTTGAAGGCGAAGAGGCTGACGACGCGATAGCTACAGCTGCTTCTACTGCTTATATTAACGATCATCCTATCATGGTTAGCATTGACAAAGACTTTGACCAAGTCGAAGGACTGCATTACAACTTCGTCAAGCGAGAAGAATACTTTGTTAGCACTGACCAAGGCATGAAGAGTTTCTATAAGCAGATACTGACAGGCGACACTATTGACAACATCATTGGTGTTGACGGTATTGGCGCAGGCGGTGCAGAGGACTTGATAGGCAACTGCCGTAAAGAAACTGATATGTGGGACATCTGTGAAGACCAACTAGGCTACGACAGGGCGTTAGAGAACGCTAGGCTATTATGGCTGCGTCGTCGAGCAGGTCAGATGTGGATGCCTCCACGCGAAAGGTCTGAGGAGGACAGGTTCTATGGGCAAGCAACTCGTTCCACGCACTAGAGCAGGTAACACTTGGACTGAAGCACGCTATTGGCAGTTCATCCGTTCAGCGCTACGACAGGCTTACTCACGCTACCCTGTGAAGTTTCAAGTTAAGAAGGATGCAGAGCGGACGGTAGAGGGCTGCAGACACAAGTACGAGTATCAGTGTGCTGAGTGTTCTGGATGGTTTACTAACAAAGAAATACAAGTAGACCATATAGAACCTGCAGGCAAACTAAGCAGCTACGCTGACATCGCAGGCTTTGCAAAGAGGTTGTTTTGTGAAGCAGAGGGTATGCAAGTGTTGTGCTTAGAGTGTCACCAAAGCAAGACTAACGCAGAACGCAAAGCGAGGAAGAAGACATGAGACACTTCGTCATACCTGATACACAGGTCAAGCCAGACTCTAACACAGAGCATCTAACGTGGGCAGGGAAGTACGCTGTAGCGATGAAGCCTGACGTTATCATTCACTTAGGTGACCACTGGGACTTTCCAAGCCTGTCTAGCTACGATAAGGGTAAGAAGTCCTTTGAAGGCAGACGTTACCAAGCTGATGTTGAGTCTGGTAAGAAGGCTATGGAGGCTTTCCTAGCGCCTATCAAGGAAGAGCAGGCAAGACTAAGAACTAACAAGCACAAGCTGTGGAAGCCTAAGCTAGTGTTCTTGTTAGGCAACCACGAGAACAGGATTACTAGAGCAGTAGAAGACAGTCCTGAGCTTGAAGGTTTGATGTCGTTTGCTGACTTAGGTCTAGAGAAGATGGGTTGGGAAGTAGTGCCGTTCTTAGAAGTTAAGATGATTAACGGTATTGCCTACAGCCACTACTTCACTAGCGGTGTCATGGGACGCCCTGTAGCGTCTGCTAAGCTAATGCTGACTAAGAAGATGGTTAGCTGTGTTATGGGACACGTACAGGACAGAGACATCGCCTACGCACGCAGAGCTGACGGTGTGTCAGTGACTGGTTTGTTTGCAGGCATCTTCTATCAAGAGGATCAGTCTTACCTGTCGCCACAGACTAACTTGTCATGGCGTGGTATCTGGGTGTTTAACGAGGTTGATAACGGCAGCTTTGACGAACTCCCTATTAGTATGTCATAC